ATATCCTCCAGAGCTGTATTCATAGAATATATTTCCATAATAATCGCCTTCTTTTAAGGTTATCGCAATCACATAGTCCCTGGATTTGTAATCATCAGATAGATCATGGTACATTTTTGTCTTCTCCTTATACTGATATCTGTTCTGGTTTTCTTCCCTATACTTTTCATTTTTTATTTTATCGACTGCATTTTGTTTTTCTATCTTTGCTTCCATTGCAGCATAACCATTTTGCTTAAATTTTTCTATCAGCTCGTCCCCATAACAATCACGAAATTCTTCTCTACATTTCTTTAATGCATCCAGTTGTGTAGATAAAAACTCATCAAAGAAGCTTTCCGGAATATGTAGCCTGCTTGAAAATTGTCTTTTTCTCTTCTCTTGTGTAATCAGGAATATCAATTACTGCAAATCTTGAAAGAAGCGGTGCACTTATCTTATCCTTATCATTAGCTGTGGCGATAGGATATACGCCTGAAGTTGGGATGAGACACTCCATGTAATTATCAGTGAATCCAAGATTATCAAGGAGTGTAAGGAGTACATCCGCAGGGTTGGCGTTACCATTACTTGAAGTTGCCTTATCAAGCTCGTTGATAATGAATACAAGGTTAGATTCACCAGCCATGTTGAATGCTTCCATGATAATACCAGGCTTTGCATTGGAGTATATTCTTGAACTTCCTGTAAGCTGTTCTGCGTCATTGATTGAACTCATATCAAGAGTTGTCCAAGGCATTTTAAGAATCTTGGCAACAAGGTAGGCAATCTGTGATTTACCTGTTCCGGCAGGACCAACAAGAAGGATACCATATGCAGGAAGAGTGTGTGTTCTGTTAATCTGAATAACTGTCTCAATTATTCTTTGTTTAACACTTTCCATACCAAAAAGCTCTTCGTCAAGAATTCTTCTTGCTTCCACAGGGTCAATTGATTCGAAGTAATTGCTCTTCCACTTAATATTAAGCATGATAGAAAGTGCTCTCTGTGCATGTCTTTTCTCCTCAGGAGTTACCTCGCTTGAACGGGCAACAACAAGATTGCGTCTTGCCCATAAACGGATATTCTCAGGAAGCGTGCTTCCTGCACAGTTAAGAAAATCTGATATGCTTGTAAGGCTTGTAAGCTTCATATCATCAGCAGATTCATCAGGCTCTTCACTATTGTCTTCTGCAACGGCACTGCTCTCTAATAATCTTTCAATCATAAACTGAAGAAAACCGTCTTCAGCGGATAACTTGTTACCATTGCCAAATGCAACTTCCTGAATCTTGTATACATTATATCCTTCAGATGAGTTAGCACCTGTAAGCTTTACTTTAACTCTGTTCTCACCAAGCCATTTGATAAGGCTTGTAAATCTTGAATCAATCTTTAAGATATTGCTTGTAAAAGATTCACCGTTAATCTGGAAATCAAATGCAGTCTTTTTATAAGGGTTAGTGAATAAACCATAAGATGTCTCATCCCACTTTTTCTCAGAATTATCCAGAACAAGGATTGGGTTCTCTGGTGAAGCTGTAGAATTGTCAGATTTAAAAGTTGTATAGGTACACTCAAAACCGGCATTGCTGCCAGAATTGGCATTAGCGTCATAAACTAACATATATTCCTCTTTCTGTGCTTTAAACACTTATAATAATCTATCATATAATAACATATTCTGGGAAGTTGGCAAGGAGAGGATTGAATATATTAAGTTATGTGCTATAATAATTATAGATAAAATATTAGCTATAAATGCATATATATCAGAAAACCGGCTAATATATTATATATATGTTTGCACATAAGGAGAGATCAATATATGAATGAATATGTCTGGGAGACATGTGAAGAACTGGATAAAAAAATAGCTGACAGGGTAAGACTAATAAGAAAAAGACGCTCCATTTCACAGGAGAAGCTTTCTAAGATTAGCAATGTCAGTCTTGGCTCGATAAAAAGATTTGAAACAACAGGACAGATTTCACTGTTATCGCTGACTAAGATAGCTGTAGCACTTAATATCGCTGATGATTTAAGAAACATTTTTACGGAGATTCCTTATAACAGTATTGAGGAGGTAATTAATGAGAGAAGATAGAGTTATAAATGTTTTTTATCATGACAGGCTTGTTGGAACTCTTGCTATGACGAACGAAAGAAAAGCTGCATTTGAATATGCAGATGAATGGCTTGAGAATGGATTTTCAATAAGTCCGTTTTCATTGCCTCTTGAAAAGAAAGTATATGTCCCGGTTAAAGATTATTTTAATGGCTTATGGGGAGTATTTGCAGACAGTCTGCCTGATGCATGGGGACAGCTGCTGCTGTAAGCATATGGATTCTGTGTTCTCCAAACGAATCATTCTTACGATCAAATCTTTTAGTTCCAAAATATCCATCACATATATCAGATGGAAAAAGTCTGGTCTCTTCCATATCAATTCCACACTGCTTTGCACACTGTGAATATCGGTATTCCATCAGCCCCGCATTCTTTCCATCTACATGAGCAGGAAACTTGATAATCCAATCCTCGTCATCTATCTTAGTCATAATTTTAGGTCTTGCTCCACCGCTTGTTCCACCAAGCCTGTATAATTCATCAAGCTTGTCCGAATATTCAGTATTAAGAATTTTCTGACATTGCTCAGATAATTCATCAAGACTGCTGAGTTTTTCCTGCTTTGGCATATCCCATTCCGGTCTGTATGTTAATGCTCCCATTCCTGATTCTCCAACAATTGCAAGCCTGTCAAGGCTGGTAGTTGGAAAACTTGCAAGATAGACGGTGTTGTCGCTATTATACAGTGTCTCGGGGTTTACTTCCAACAACCTCAATTCAGTTCTGATTACGAGTTATACGTGTTTTAATAAATACATAATATAATAATAATGAACATCTTAGATATATTTAAGACTAAAAATAAGGACAAGGAGAAGAGAAGCATAGATGCTGACGTGAACGCAATCGCCACGGCACTAGGTTTTAACACGATAACCTCTTATTCTTCAACAGATTATGCGATGACGCTACCAGCCGTTTACAGGTGCTGTGACGTTATCTCTGACGCAATCGCCTCGTTACCAATCGATTTACTCGTAGACAAGGACGGTTACAAGCAGAACAATAACACGCATCCAGTCTATGCGGTCCTTAATCGACACCCTCACCAGCATTTAACACGTTTTTTGTTAATTAAAATGTTGGTTAATAGTGTTTTATTGCGTGGTAACGGTTTTGCCGTGATAAAGAGGGATAGCAAGGGTAACGCAATCTCCTTGCAATTCCAACGCCCCGAGAACGTCTATATTAACTACAACGAGCAAACGGAAAAGCTAAGTTACAGGGTACAAGGATATAGCAAGCTAATAGAGCCTTGCAATATGATTCACTTGAAAAAGTTCAGCGTGGACGGGATAAACGGGATAAGCGTGTTGCAAAACGCTCGCTATACTCTTCAACTTTCTTCTGATGCTGAATCGTCCGCAAGGGGTTTTTACAAAAATGGTTGTAACTTATCGGGTATCCTATCAAGTGAAAAAGTCTTGAACTCGGCACAGAAAGAGCAGATTAGGACGGCTTGGCAAACGGCGTTTAGTGCCCGCAACGGTAATAGTAACGGTATCGCAGTGTTAGACAGTACTATGAAATACGAGGCAGTCACTATTAACCCAATCGATGCACAACTACTTGAAGCACGGCAATTTAACGTGATTGATATATGCAGATTTTTCGGCGTCAGTCCAACTAAAGCGTTCGATTACGACAAGGTAAACTACAATTCGCTAGAAGCCACTCAATTAGCCTTTTTAACTGACACTTTGCAGCCTTGGTTGGAATTGATTGAAGAGGAGTTTACAAGAAAGTTGTTCAAACCGTCCGAAAGCAATTTATCAGTTAATTTCGATGATAGTCAATTACTTAGAGCTGACAAGCAAGCGTTAGCGGATTACTATTATAAACTATTCCAAATCGGTGCTATATCGCAAAATGAAGTACGCAGGGCGTTGAATTTACCGCCAGTTGCGGATGGCGATAACACGTTTATCCAAATCAATATGAGTACAACGCAGAACGTGGCTAACGGCTTGAATAATAATAACAAACAAAAAACGAACGATAATGAAGACGATACAACGGGGAACTGATTTAATGATATGGTTGGCGTTGAACTTTGACCCGAAACAGGTTAAAGACTTTAGCATCAAGTATTTCACGCATTTAGACGAGGAACACGCTCACGTTGTAACGCTTGCGGACGGGATAATAAAGAGTGAAGGAACTTATTTAGCCCTCCTTCCAAGTCAAGAACTGGACAAGATGGGAAGAGGGCAACTAGTTAGTATTGTTACGATTACGAGGGAAGATTTCAATTTTCCCGACAAGAACAATAACGAAAATATAAAACAATTTTTGGATATATGGCTGAAATAAAACAATTTATCTATACTGGAATTATTAACGGACCGCAAGGACCTACAGGACCGCAAGGACCTACAGGACCACAGGGACCGCAAGGCGAACAAGGAGAAACAGGACCAGTCGGGCCGACAGGACCGCAAGGAGATAAAGGGGATAAAGGAGAGCAAGGACCAGTGGGAGCGCAAGGTGATAAAGGTGCAGTTGGACCACAAGGAGAAGCGGGAGTAACAGGACCAATTGGACCTACAGGACCGCAAGGGGTACAAGGAACTATTGATACAGCAACGTTGGAACAAATAAACACTAGCATATCCAACTTGCAGAATGACAAGCAAGACAAGCTAGTTAGTGGCGAGAACATCAAAACAATTAACGGCGAAAGTATTCTAGGACAAGGGGATATGGTGATAAGTGGCGGGACAAGTGGAGAGGAAACGGACCCCGTCTTTACTAGCTGGAAAAACAGTGCCGATATAGCGTTAGGCGAGAACACTAGTACCGGTTTGCGTTCAGTTGCGATTGGATGCAGGGCAAAAGTTTACGGTAACGAGCAAGTTGCGATAGGCGCTTACTCTAACGCAAGAAGTATGAACAATAGTAAATGCGTGCTAATCGGAAGTGAAACGGAAGCAAATGACAATAATCAAATTGCAATTGGAACAAACGCTAAGCCCAAAAATGGGTATGAAATAAACTTAGGATATTACACAAAATCGGCCACCGGGACAACTGACGAGCAAAGAACGCATTTTGTTGTCGGTGGAATCGGTAACGGAAAAAATTGCTTGGAGGTAAGAAATAGTTATGACATGTATGTTTGGAATCTTGAAGATGGCGTTATGACTTGCTTGCAAACATACATCAAATCACTTGAATCTAGAATAGCAGCCCTCGAAAACAAGTAAATCACTGTGACACAAATTATAACATAATATGTAGAAGTTATTATAAAAAATGGAAAACAACGAAATAAGAAGCTTTAACGTTGATATAGAACACGATAACGAGAGCAGGTTATTGAGGGGCTACGCTATAGTCTTCAACTCGCCGACAAGAATAAACAAAAAAATAGAAGAAGTGATTGAACCACAGAGTTTAAACGGCGTCTTGGAAAAATCCGACATTTTCGCACTCTACGAGCACGACAAGAATAGAGGTATACTAGCACGTAGCAACCAAGGTACGGGAACTTTAGCCCTTGTTGTTGACGATAAAGGGTTAGCATTCGAGTTTGAAGCCCCTCGCACGCAACTAGGTGACGAGGTCTTGGAAATGGTAAGACGGGGCGATATTAACAAGTGTTCTTTCGCATTTCGCTGTTCCAAAGGCGGTTACACGGTACGCAAGCAAAGCGATGGAACGTATTTACGCACCATCCAACAATTTGACCAATTGTTTGATATTTCAATCGTTAGTCAACCAGCCTACCCAACCACGTCAGTTGAAATTAAACGCAGCATCGAGGAGATTGAGGAACAGGAGGCAAAAGAAGCTAGAGAAGAGCTAGAACAATACTATAAAGAATTAAAAACTAAATACTTGGGTAAATGAACAGCCTAGAATTACTAGACAAACGTTGTCAGGTTGTCGAACAAATTGAATCAATTATAAACTTGTGCAAGGCAGAACAAAGAAAGCTAAACGAGTCGGAAGACACCGAGATACAACGCCTACACGAGGAACTAACCGATATAGACAACCAGCTTAAACAGATTGATAACGATAACAAACGCAATCTTAATCAAATAACTGATAATAATGAAATTAAAACACGTAAACGAATGAAATATTCAATACTAAACGCAATCCGTGAAGAGTTAAACGGAAAACAATATTCTGACGAAACAAGAGCGATGCTAGATGCTGGAGCACAAGAATTTAAAAACGCTGGAATTACTTGCAACTCCAACTTAACGATACCGATGGAAGTGAGAGCGGATATTACAACGACCACTGGAGACCCCGCAATTATCGAGAATAAAGAAGCTATCTTGTTGCCCTTGCGTGAAAGATTGGTACTCGCAAAAGCTGGTGCTAATTATCTAACTGGTATCCAAGGGGAAATCTCAATCCCTGTTTATTCAGGTAGTAACGTTGCTTGGGCTGGCGAAACCGCAACGGCATCCGCTGGAGAGGGAACTTTCTCTGAAATTGTCTTGAAACCCAAACGTTTAACGACTAAAGTTGCTGTTTCAAAAATGTTCTTAACTCAAACAAGCGAGGATGTTGAACAAATGCTTAGAAACGATATACTTAACGCTGTAGCGGCTAAATTGGAATCTACCATCTTGTCCGATACTAGCGGAACTACTGCCGCTCCAACTGGTTTATTCACAACTAGTTTAGGTATTAGTACCGTTACCGCTGGTTCGGGAGCAACTTCAAATTGGGATTTGGTTGTCGATATGGAAGGTAACGTTGAGAATAACAACACGTTAGGTGAATTGTCTTACGTGATGTCACCTAAGGCGAAAGCAGCCTTGAAAAAATCCAAAGCTATCGAAGGTAAATTTGTGTTGGTTGATAACGAGGTAAACGGTTATCCCGCACTTGCAACATCTGCAGTTAAGACTGACGCTAAAATTATTTGCGGCGCTTGGAACGACTTGATTATCGCCCAATTCGGTGGCATCGAAGTAACTGTAGACCCTTACACGTCTGCCGCTGACGGGAAAATAAACTTGGTGTTGAACAGTTACTTTGACTTCGCACCACGCCGAAAAGAATCTTTCGTAATCGGTACGTTAAAAGCGTAATAGCCTATGTACGTGCAACTTGAAGATATAAGGAATCACCTGAACATCTTGGGTGATTCCACCCTTCAAAACGATTACTACTTGACCCTTTTGGAAGAGGCGGCAACGCAAGCGATTGAGAACGAGATAGAAAGACCTTTATGTAGTCTAGTAAACGAGGACGGGGAACTACCAGCACCGCTACACCACGCAGCGTTACTATTAATCGGTAGCTATTACAATAACAGAGAGGCTATTAGCTCAACAAAGAATTACGAGATACCATTGGCTTACCAGCATCTAATCTATCAATATAAAGATTATAACGCACTTGTAAAGAACAAAAACGATGAAAGCGGGAATATTGACGGAAACACTAACGTTTAAAGAGTTAAAGGAGACAACGAGCGAAACGGGCTATGTCACTCCAACTTACATTCTTGTATTCCAGCAAAAAGCGTACAAGAAGAAACTAACGCAGGATGACGTTACAGACGCAAAGGAGATATTCAACCGTTCAACTATTCAATTTCTTTCCCGCTATAACCCGCAAGTAAACGACAAGATGCGAGTAGAATACGAGGGTAACGATTACAATATCACCTCGATAGACCGCAACAGGGCTGATAATTCAATGATAATAACGCTTAAAAAGATTAACGACTGATGCAACTTCAACTTGTTGATATTGACAAGATTTACGCCGCTCTCGATAGCTTGGAAGACGTGGAGAAAGACAAGGTTGTAAGAACTGGAATCCGCAAGGGTGCTACAATCCTTAAAAGAGCTGGTGAATCTAATATAATAAGCAGGGTTGGAAGATATAGTAAAGGTTCTCTACTTAAGTCAATAACAATCAGGAACAAGCGTAATAAACTAGGCTCTCTTGTCGGCTTTATTCGTAGTACCAAGTGGTTCGGCTTAGAAGATTCGGAAGGGGTTAAAGTGGCAGGTAACCACGCCCATCTCGTTGATATGGGTACAGTGCAAAGACAAACTAAATCGGGTGCTAACCGTGGTAGAATGCCAGCGAATCACTTTTGGACGGATGCGATAAACAACAACTAAGGATAAAGCATTAACCGAGCTAACTAACGCTATCACGGCGGCAATAAACAGAATAAAACAGAGACAATAATGTACATCAAGGCAAAATCCAAATTCCGTATCGGGACGGTAATAAGAAAGATACTAATTGATAACGAGGATGTTAAACAACTTGTTGGAGATAAAATATTCCCGCTCGTTGCCCCTCAATCAACTGAAGGTGATTTAATAGTCTATTACAGGGACGAGTATAGCAAGGACTATACAAAGATGGGAGTGTACAACGACAATTGCAAAGTCTATGTAACAATAGTATCAGATAGTTACGACCGTTCGCAGGAGATTGCGGAAGCCGTTAATAACGCCTTGGAAGGTACGTTTTTTCAAAATACTGATAATCAAATACAAGTACGTTTATCGGATTCAACCGAGGACTATGCAGACAACAAGTACATACAAGTCTTGTTGTTTGAAATTCAATAAGATAATAACTAAACTAAACTAAACTAACTACAATATGCCAAGTGGAACTACTTATAACCCAAATACAGATTTAATCCTAGCCGATTACCTGTTTATCTACGTTGACGATTTGCCACTAGCATTCGCAACGTCAGCTAATTTGTCTTTTTCGGCAGATTCAATTGACACGAGTAATAAAATGTCACCTGTTTGGGTATCAAATTTACCGGGTAAATTATCCTACACGGTTACATCTGACGCTTTAATTACCAAGAAAACAGGCACTTTGTCTTTCGACACGCTGCTAGACAAGGCAGTTACTAGAGAGTCTGTTAGCTTTGTTTTCGGCAAGGCTAAACAAGATGGAACGTTTGAGCTGGACGAGGGCTGGTATCAAGGTGATGCAATTATCACATCACTAGAGGTAAACAGTGAGAACAACGCCGTTGCATCTTTCTCTGTAACTTTAACAGGTTCAGGGGAATTGAAAAAGGTAACAGCGTAAATCCAAAGGCTTCTTTCATAATCACATATACACGGGCCGTTAGGCGGTAGTTTCACGGCTACCGCCTTTTTTAATACCTGATA